ATATGACATGCTGTGTGGCCGCCGCTGCAAGCATAGTGATTTCCTCGGCGGAAAACACCCGGCACAATTCGCCATCGGCGTGGTATGGAAAAGAAACCGCCCCGTTCAGAATTGCGGCGGCGGCGTTGGTAATGTTGATCTGATCTTCTTGAGTCAGGCTGAAATGATATGTATTGCCGTCCGGCAGGGTGATGTCTATTCCGGCGTAAATGGCCGCCCGGCAGGCCTCGGAGATTTCGGTGAGCTTGGATTGCTGTATGGCGGTGATGTCTCCGTCACCGGCTGCGCCGATTTCGTCCATACCGCTCCGTCAAAACTGTCCCCGATGCCGTAACCATTCGGCAGTTCGGTTACCATGTCCGCTTCCGGCCAGATACCCATTGATAGAAACTGCTCGGCTAGTTCCAAATCATCAAATACAGCCGTATGTTTACAGATGCTATCTTTTATGATTGCTATGTCCATAATCAAACCACCTTTGCATAGATAAATACAACACCAGATTTTCCAGCGCCACCAGCGACGCCAGCGGCGGTGGAGGCAGTACCTCCACCGCCGCCGCCACCACATCCGTATCTTGTGGCCGCACCACCGGTACCGCCGCCAGAAAGGCCCCCACTCCCTGCGCCAGTTCCTCCAGCTCCCGCACCATAACCATAAAGAGCGCCGCCCCCTCCTCCGTTGCCATAGGTCATAAAATCATATGGATTTGTAGGAGAATAAAATATTGAACCCGAACCGGTTCCACCAGGATTAGTACTTCCCGATCCTCCATCATTCCCTCCGCTTCCTCCAGCGCCGCTAACGACACCAGAAGTAATGGAAGCCGAGCCGCCTCCGCTGCCACCATCCGCACCCAAGTGATAATATGTTGATGACGAGCCACCCATTACTTTTCTACCAAAAGCGCTCGTATACCCCCCAACAGAACCAACGGTACCGGCAGCGCCTCCTGAACCGCCCGACCCAATAACAATCGAAAAACTGCTTTGAGATAATGGTAAATTGCTCAAAAAGATGGCATGGCCACCGCCGCCGCCACCACCCCCACCGGTGGAGGAAGTACCACCGCTTCCGCAGCCACCTGTTCCGCCGCCGACCAGATATACATCCACCACGTCCCCAATTGACAGCCCATAGTTGGCAATCGTAAACGTACCGGACGCGGTAAATGTGGCGATCAGGGTTTTCCCTGCGAGAGCACGGTTGGCGGTTTCCCGCACTTCTTCCAGATCCGCCGCATTATTCGCCAATTGCGCAGTAATGTCCCTGACCGCCGTGTCCAAATTCGTTTGAACCGTCGCCGCAGTACCGGATGGATCCGCGCCTACCTGCGCCGCCGTGACCGCGTGGGGATTGTTCTTGTTGGCTGTGTGGGTGTCCAGGTTCTTCTGCACCGCCGCGGCGCTGCCAGACGAATCGTAATCCATGGCCGGCAGCTGCGTCACCGGCACCTTGCCGTCCACCAAATCCGCCTTACGCGCCAGAGACGCCTTTGTCTCACCTGCAAACGCGTCTATTTGATCCCAGTTGTCGTTGAGCATGGTCCGGATATTAAACGTATCCGCCCCATCCGTAGCCGGGTCCTTTTTATATAAGCTCAAATTCTCCGTATTTTCAGCCATCAGCGATCTCCTCCTGCAAATTTATCCAGCGTGATTCCCTCCAAGTCCCGCAGCGTCATAACCTGATGAATATCACGAATTAGCAAATAGCTGTACAAATATTGATAAACCAGGTGCGCGGGCTTGATTTCCTCTATCGCGGCGCTTAAATCCTCAATATTTGCTGGGACGCCATAAAACCCGGTAAATTTGACGTCAAAAGCATAATCCTTTGGCCGTTCAATCACGATAATCTCCCCGCCGGTGAAGCTGGCCGCTACGTTTGCGATCATCTCCGCCGTTGTGACCCCCTGGCCTCTCAGCTTCGATTTCACCCTTGACCGCCGGTATTCAAGCGAACGGGCAATATCTGTCTCCAGGCCCAGCAGCGCCTCCCACAAGGCCAGCCCCCAGGTAGCGGTATTAACGAACAGCTGCAAAAGGAAATCGTCCCTGGCGCTCTCCAGCGCGTCGGTCTGGCGCGAAAAAGCCGCCTGTATAGCGGCAGTCTCCGGGCTATTAAAATGATATTCCGGCAGCCGCTTGCTGTCAGAGCTCATAGACGCTCAACTCCACTTCATCAAGATACGGCACCTCGTCCTCCTCCAGCACCAGGTTCGAATCCCCGCCGTTTACCGTAACCGTGCTGTGGTCAAACACACCGGCTGTAGACATGAGGCAATAGATAAGCTTATTGTAGGACACCGGTTTCCCGCTGAATGCAATCGTCTTAAAATATTCCGCCACCTCCCCCTGAAACGCCGTTTTAATTTCATCCGGGGCCGCTGTTCCGTCCAGCGCGATTTCAGCGAAAAATGCTACTTTGCGCGGTCTGGCGCTTACAACCGTCACCGCCGCGCCGACAGGCCGCTGCGCCTCGATTGCCTGCGCACATTCCGTGATCACCGCGTCGTCAACCGCGGTCAGCTGGTCACCGGCGACGCAAACCTTTACGGTGCCCGGGCCGTCCCACAGCGGCATCACATAGACATAGCCGACGCCGTCCGCTTGCTTCGCCCATTGGATATAGTGATAGATGTTGCCGCTTGTGGCCGGCTGTTGCATATGCTCTCGCAGGCGCGTCACAAGGCTGGCATCGCTTTCAACATCTATGCCGCCCGCCGCCGCTTCCGGGTTCGTTACCTCGGTTACCCCCGCGATATTTGTATAGCGCCGGGTAACCTCTCCCGCACCCACATTGTAGGCGTCCCCCACGTCCTCGGCCTCCGCCGCGACGATCACGCTCCCGCCGGATATGACCGCGTGCTCCAGTGTGTAATACAGTAGTCCCCCCGCCGTAAGAAACGCCGTCCCCGCCGGGATCTCCGCACCGTCCGTCCCTGTTACAAGGAGCCGGCACACGGCCTTAACGCCCGTTTTCCGTGACAGACCGTACTCGGCGCACCGTTTGTCGATATACGCCCCGGACGTTTCATCCACAAACGCGATGGGCACGACCGCCGCAAGAGACGTGTACATACGCCAGCACATGTACGCTGCGGCGGATACCAGATTATTTGTATAACTGCCCTCCCGGATATCCGCAATATCCTCCAATTCTTCCAAAATCTCGGCCTTAATGCCCTCCGGCGTCTTGTCGTCATACATCCACGCTGACCTCCCCGTAAATTGTTTTGACCGTGCACGTGATTTCCAAAACCCCGCCCTGGAAGGAAACGGACGCCTGCAAGACATCTTTGATGTAGGGGTTTATCATCAGGCAAGCCTTGACGTATCGCGCGGCCTCCGACTGCTTCAGCTCGTCGCTGTAGCTCTGCCCGAAAAGATCCTCTAAGTCATGGCCGTAATCCCGCGTATAGATTTCATGCCGGAAGCGGGGCGTGTGCAGCGTATTCCATATCCACACCTTTACCGCCTCCGCGCCCTCCACAAATTGCGGGCTGCCCCGGTACCAGATGGGGGTGTTGGCCGTGTAGTCCCAGGCCACCTCCCGGTACATGGGCAGCGTATTCAGCGACGCCGCAACCGTGGGCTGGATAATCGGAAACAGGTTCATGGCCGCACCACCTTGCAAAGAATCAAGAAGCTCTGGCCGTCCGGCTGCGCCAGCAGTGCCACCCGCTCCCCGCCCTCGAAGCCGCCCCTTAATCGGGCGTCCATAAGCAGGCTCCCGGCGGAGATCGTGTTGCTCCCCACAGCGACGGTCAGAGGTTTTATTTCGGTTACCGTCCCCAGCCGGCACGTTACCGGCTGGCGCTCTTCAGCGTCGTTCCGCATTAATTTAACAAAAGCCGAATACGGCGTATCCTCCATACTAGCCCCTCCTAGCTGCCCGCCTTGTATTTCGCAAGGGATTCCGATGTTATCTTTGTGTAGGTATAGACCCTCTTGCTGTCAGCCGCCCCGCCCGAACCGCTTGAACTGCCTGAACCGCTTGACCCGCTTGCGCCGCTGCTTGATTTGATCACGGACCCGGCCTCTTTTTCGTCCATAATATTTTTGAAGTTTACCGTCAGCTTGTTATAATACTGCCCGTTCTTCCAGGTGTGGATATCGCTGTCGATGTAAAACAGCCCGTAAACGCCCGTATAGGGTTCCCGGACGATCACCATGCCGCCGGTAACACAGCGGATATTCCCAAGGTTTTGGATGGTTATTTTCTGCGACACGCCGTTATCGTCTATGAGCTTTTGGGCCTGCTTCAGCTTGTCGTCGTCGCTGCTCTGCTTCAGGTAGCTTTGCAGCAGCCCGAAGGATTCTATTGCCGCGCTGTCCTGAACGGCGGTTACATAATTGTTGTCCGTATCGTATATGACCACCTGGTTTATCAGGTTCTCAATGCTCTCCGTGGTGGAGGCGTCCATCAGGTTTGCGCCGCCCTCTATGACAAGGGTATCCGTGCCGACGGTCTTTTGGGCGACGCAGAGCGATTCTCCCCGAAACACCTGGTAATATTTCTCCCCGGTGGTCTCAGCCGCCAGGGTATAGGCCGTCTGGATAATGTCATACAGGCCGCTGCCGAAGAAGTTGCGGGTGACAGGAACGCCCGTAATTGCCAACGCCCCGACCGGTATGCCAAAGTCGGCGCAAAGCTTTTTTGTGATCGCCTCCGGCGTCTGCCCATCAAAGGTATAAGACGCCTTGTTCTTTTTCAGGTAAATGCCCCGGTCATAGCACGTAACGGTTATTACACTGTCCCCGGTACCCTTCTGGCGTCTGACCACAAACCCGCTGAACCGCAGCTCACCGTCCACATAAAAAACAACCGCGTTTCCCATCTGGCAGGCCACAACGGGGACGCGGCTGTCCGTAGCGGAGGACAGCATTGTAAATTCCAGTGTACGGACGCACTGCTGATAATCACCCGACCAGGATATTTTCCCGGTCAGAGTGGTAATATCAAAGGTGCCGTCGGCGTTTGTAAGCAATAATTTCATTGCGCCCCCTTATAACAGACGCTTGTCCGGGATCGTCAGCGTATCCCCGGCATAGATCAGATTTGGATTCTTGATGCCGTTATAGCTTGCCAGTGCCGGATACAGGGCGGCGTCCCCGTAAAACCTGCGGCAGATTGCCGACAGCGTGTCGCCGGAGACGATTAAATAGGTCTGCGTGGCCGCCGTGGCGGCTTCATCCGTCCGCGCGGCATTGCCCGCGCCGGAGGTTTCCACCTTTTCCGCTGTCAGCGGTCGATACCCTCGGAGAGAGAGCGTGGCATAGACATCCCCGGTACCGTCCCGCTCACCGTATTGGATCGACTCCGCCAGCACCGCCTCATTCAGACCCGTGCCGGAAACGATATACCGTAAAACCGTTCCCGCCCCGCTCCATTTTTCAAACTGCTCTACGTAGTTATACGGAGACGTGCCGGCTGATGGATTATTAAAGGGATACGCATTCGCCGGGAACAGGACTTCCAGCTTCACCGACCCGAGGCTTTCATAGCCCGCCAGGCTTACGTCTCCCAGCGTGTGTATGTTGACGACCTCAATATTGATGCCATAGGTCCACTCAAAAGAAGGCGGCGTTACCGGCAATGTAAGCTCTATGCCGCCCTCGGTGTCCTTGAATATAATTTTGCGCAAGGAAAGCGCGGCCTTCGCGGGCAATGCGGCCCCATTCAAATTCATACCGACCTCCTATACCGTCACCCGCTGCGCTTCCATGACCCTTGATACGAACGCACTTGCAATCTTGTCAATATCCGCATCCTCCCTAACGTAAAAGTTATTCCCGGTAATAACCGCCTGTGCGCCCGCGCCCGCCGCATCCGCAGTCCGGGCCTGGGAAGCGGTCAGAACCCGTTCCCCCTCGTGGAGATAGGTGAGGTAATTGTCATAGGGCACATAGTCCAGGCCCCAGGCGTTGCCGTTACGATAGCTGTTGAGGCTCGCGTTGGCAATGGCACGCGCCTCCTCGGAGGACGTGGCGCCGCTGATGTCCGGGACGCTGATCATCGTATTTGCCACAGCCTCCGCGATGCCTTTTGACAATTGAACGCCCAACTCGTAGCCAGCATTGTAATAGGCTTCATTTAACGATGCGTCACTTCTCAGGTTTTCGGCCAGCTGCATGTTGGCGTCCTTCTGAATCGTATACCCCTCACTGGCGTTGTACTCGTTTACAGCCATCGCCTGGGCTTCCGCCATGAGCCGCCACATGGCAGCTTGCGCCTCCTCCACCTCCACGTCGCTTGCCGCTTCAGAGGCAATTGTAGCGACGGCCTCTGCGTACTCCGCCGCCTTTTCCTCCAGTTCTCCCCGCGCTTCATCTGAAAATATGCTGCTCACCTCTCCGGTCATAACCGCGGACAGTGCGTCATATTCATACTGCTCTGCCAGGTTATCCAAATACGCCTGCCACTGTCCAATTTGCGTATACGCGTCCTGGAGTAATGAACCGGTTTCGCCCGAGAGCTTATCCTTCGTATTTCGCAGACCCTCTGACCGCTCTGCAATATATCCTTCACCCGCGGCGTTCGCCAATTCGTCCTTATACGCGTCAACCTGATCCGAAAGCCCCTGATAGGTGTTGGTCAAGGCCTCGGCGCTGCCTGCAAAATACGCGCCCATGTAGTCATAAATAGCTTGGGCGACTTCGGCGGCGTCCAAATCACCCAGAATGGCGTCTATCGCCTCTTTCGATGAATTCCCGACGCCAAACCCCGCATCTATGGCTTCATACGGGTTTATTCCCAACATGTTAATAGACCTTAAATATCGGGAAGACACCTCCCCCGTCGTTTTCATCATCTCTAAGTAGGTCACAAGCGTACTCATGCTGGAATCAGATAGCCCCAGAGATGAACTGGCCTCACCCAAATTATTTAGATTGCTGAGGATTGTACCAACATCTTCTCCCCAGCTTAGCATAGGCTTCGCTACGGATGCGGCAAAATCATAGGACATGGGAGGCGTGAGTCCGATGTTGACCAGAGCTCCCTGAAAAGCAGCCGCAGCTTCTGCGTCGCCGCCCATCAGGGTAGTAAGGCCCACTAAGTCTACGCCCCTCGACGCCGCGATGCCCGCGCCTGAGCTTACTGTATCCGCGATGCCTGCCGTTGCCGTGTTATACAGCTCGTTATAATATTCAATGAACGCCGCGTCCTGTTTCTCATAAACCTGCGCGGCCCCGGACACAGCCCCCAGAAGCCCCCCGGCCGCCGCGCCGATGGCCGTACCAATGCCCGGCGCGATCATCGACCCAATTGCCGCGCCGGATACGGCGCTGGACAGTGCGCTGCTGAACATGGTGGACGCTTCCTCTCCGTAGGCGCTGGCGACATACGTATTCGCCACGTCGCTCAGAACAGAGCCGATCATCTTCGTGGCCCCCGCCGAGGCCAAGGAGCTGAGGATCCCGCCGGACTCGTTCCCGCCGGAGCTGGTACCGGCGGACAGCTTGCCCGCCTGATTTTCAACCTTTGAAAAGGCGTCGGACATGTTAAGAATGGATTTCTCCGTATTTTTGGCTTCCGTCGATACGAGATTCAGGTTGCGCCGCGCCTGCTCATAATCGGCATTTGCCATTTCCATCTGAGCCTTGACCTGCGCGTTCCCGGTGGCTTCATAAAGCTTTTCCAGTGCTTTCAGCTCCGTTTTTGCTTTGTCCGCTTCCACTTTCAGCGTCACCTTGTTCTTGTTGAGCGCGTCAAGCTTCTCGTTCAATCCCTCCAGGTCTTTCCGGAACGCCTGATTAGAATTCTTCATCTTTGTAATGGCGTCCGAAAAATTATCCCTGGCGCTGATGGCAATGCTTACGTCTTTCCCCAACTACTTGTTCCTCCTTTCCTCCAGCATGTCCAGAAAAAACGCCCAGAGGATTTCTTTCTCCCCGGGCGTCGCATTATAATAGTTAGACGGCGGCCAGTGATGCTCCCTTAAAAGCCACTTCATCAGGAGCGTGTCCCGGTCGCCGTCTCTCAGTTTTTTTGGATCTCCTCCAGCGTGTTGATCCTGTATCCGCTGAGTCGTTCGATCGCCCGGCTCAAATCCTCAATCTCCCCGGCATAAAGCATCCGCTTCACCGTTTCGACAGGCGTCGCGGCTTTGTATTTTGCCATAAGCTCCTGTGCTTTGAGATTAGGGGAAATTGTCCCCTCCAGGACGATATGCACGGCCATATCGTCGCCGTTGCGCTTCTTGATATCCTCCACCGTATCATAGCGAAGCGCCTTTAGCTCAAAGATGACAGTCTCGCCAAAAAGCTTACTGAGCCGCTTTTGCTTGAATTCCTTTGTAGGCGTCTCCGGCAATTCCTTTGCCAGCAGGATGTCTAATACGTTCATTATGCGTTCCTCCCATATTTTTTGGTATAGCAAAGCCGCTCCATGTTTCCATGAGCGGCCTATTTGCTATATAAAGGATTTTAAAATCTCCTCTCTTTTGCTTTGATATTCATCTTCGGTTATTAGATCTCTTTCATATAGGCTTTTCAATTTTATAAGCTTTTCTTCCCCACTATCAATAGAAAAATTTGCAACATTTTCAATTTCTTTGTATTTAGAAATTTCTTCCTTGAAGGCTGATGCGAAAGCTTCCGCATATTTAATGCTATTTCTTTTTGCCAATAAATAAGGCAATTTCACACCACCAGTAATAACGACTTTTGTTAGATTCGCGCTTTCAGAAAAAATCGTGACAGTTACAAAGTCCCCGGGTGAAACACTAATGCCTTTGGCCGCAATATTAACTGTTCCGGTATTCTCGTCCTGATGCTGTATCTCATATTTTGTACGTGATACAGCATCTATGGTCGCCTTGAAACAGTCTCTAGCCGAATAATTGATTTTCAATTCAATTTGATGTTCAAAAAAACTCACGATATCCCCTCCCGGTATGTTTTTTAAATTATACCACACCGGGAGGAATCGTCAACCTACGTGGCAATCGTATCCAAAAAGTCATAATCCGTAAAGGTAAACGGACATTCCGTCTTTCCCACGCTGCCCACCTCCCAATCAGCCAGCACAAGGTCGTCCAGGGACACGTTTTTGACCACAACCCGTTCCGCGCCGTAGGAATCGGGATCCGCCAGCTTGGAGATGACGGTAAACCGCACATCCTTCCCGTCCCGGATCTTTTCGCCGATGGTCAGGGCCATACGGGAATTGACCTTGTGCAGCTTCAATGTGCCGGTTCCCTTGTAGCCGGTCACCTTCGCGTCCTCCGCCATGTGCCCCGCCCGCTTGATCGCTTCCTTGGTAAAGGCAATCTTCGCCTGCATGCCAAAGCACTCGGCAACATAATCTCCTTCCAGCCAGACCTCTCCCCAGGTGCCGGAAATTACCCGTTTTGCGTTATCAAATGCCATAGCGTCCTCCTATTAGAAATTGAGGACAAGGTCAATGTCCTCAATGGCGTCGTACAGGCTGACCGTGGCCTCCAGAAACACCTGTTCCCGCGTGTCGGCTTCCCGGAGCGCCTGATCCGTCATTTCGGAGGTTTCCACCCCCAGCTTTTTCAGATACGCCTCCTGCGCGTCCAGATTAATCCCCACATAGATGGCGCTGCGGTTCAAAATATCATCGTCCGCCAGGGCCTCCAGATATTCCGTGATCGCGGAGATCAGCAGGCACTTGTTATCATAATTGTTGACATAGCGTCCGATGTAGATATCCTGGCATTGCAGCCTGAGATCGCTTTGGATCATGTCCAGCGCCTCAATGATTTTGATTTTCTTACAGGAATCGTTCTGATTTTCCTTCAGCGTCTGCAAGCTGTTGACGCCACGGCCTACCTTTACTTTGGCCCCGTCGTTCCAGATGATAAACTCGCCGCCGTCAATGGCGGCTTCCATCTCCGCATAGGTGCGCCGTTCCACATCAGACACCTCGGAGAGGACGGCGGACGTGCAGGACAGCCGCATGGGCGTGCCCGCGATCAGGCCCGCGATCCGGCTGCAATACTCGGCGTTGGAATAGTACACGTCCCCCACCTGAATCCCTTTGGTGGTAAAATTGATGATCCCGACATCATCGGCGGCGGCATCGGGCAAAACAACCTTGGCAATCGCCTTCTCATCCTCCCGCTGCTCCTTGATCCAGCTTACTGTCTGCAAAACCTCCTCGGGCGTGATATCAGGCGGCCCCGCCAGATAATCAAAGGTCTGGGAGGCCAGATAACCCAGCGCGTCGGCGTACCCCCCAGCTTCCGTGCCGGTCACGTACACCAGCACCTTTTTGGGCGGCGTCACATTGCCGATAAAGGCCCGCTTGACATATTGCAGATTGGTCTCCGCGAGTTCAGCGGGAATCTGGGTTTCCCTGGTCAGGCTATACGCCCCCGCCGAAACCCCCGTATCCCGGATGATTACGGCAACCGTCCCCTTGTCCGATTTGGAAATCGATTCCTTTGCCGTGGTCTTGAACGTAATATTCAGGCTTGGTAATCCCATAGGTTCACTCCTTCTTCAAATCAATGTCGATGTGCTCCATGGTGGCCGCGCCGCCCTCGGGCAATGTGCGGTCCGCTTCCGGCGGCGCCGTCTCGTCAAAATAGGTCAGCTGCACATCCACATACGCTTCGTTGCCGTCCCGTCCCCCGGAACCGGCAAACACCTTCAGGGCCCGGTTCTCCACCCGGAGATACCCTTTGCGGAACAGGTTCAAGACAGCCCGCTGCCGGGCCAGCACCCGTTCCGCCGGGCTGCTGTGCCGCTCGTCCACCTGGTCATAGCAGGTGATGGTGTAATACTCGGTAACCTCCACCGCCCGGTAGCTGCGCCGCTGTATAAATTCCGTGTCCTTCTCGATCAGGAAGCCGGGCCGCTCAAATCCTTGGGGGCAGGTGTCCAGATAGACGACATCGTCGGGGTATTCGGCAACCAGCAGCTTATTGATCGCCGTCATAACGTCCATAACTTCAAGCATGGCCTACCCTCCTAAGCAATCAGCGGTTCCCCAGCTCGTCCGCGAATTCCCCGACGTATTGATTGACCTCCGCCAGCGCCTTAGACGCTAAGCTCCCCTTTGCCTTCTGATAGAAACCGTAACCGGACACATATGCCGTTTTCGCCCGCCCCTGCCGGGGGCGCTTGGCAGTTCCGGTTGCGCCCCGGGTCTTATGCCCGTTTTCCGTGTAATTGGTGATGGCGCCCGCGCCGTCGGGTCCGGAGGGCGCTTTCGCGGCGCGGACAGCGGCGTATCCGCCGCCGGAGCCCACATGCTTTTCCTGCCAGCCCCGTACCCGTCCGCCGCCGTTTTTCATGCCGGAGGCCGCGATGCCGCCCTGCACCTCGCTTTTGGCGATATCGCCAAGGCGTTCGTGCAGTTCCCTGCGTCTGGCGGGGCGCTCCTTCAATATGCGGCTCAGCTTTGCGTCCAGCTCGTCAAGCCCGTTGATTTCGACGCTTTGCACAATTACGCCTCCTTCTTCCGATAAACCTCGTATTCGTTTTTATACCCGTCAAGGACATGGGCGAGCCTGACTTCAAACGGAACCTCGTCGATATACACCAAGTCCCCCGTTTCCAAGGCAATCACCTTTGGCGTCACCAGGACATAGGTAATCTGGCTGACCGCCTCGGCCCGCTTTTGCTCATAGCCCATATACTTCTCGGTCAGGCACCCGGGGAAGCGGCAGGGCGTGATCTGCTCGGTAACCGGGTTGTTGAGCGCGTTGTTCTTAATAACGGTTCGGACGGCCAGGC